TGGCTCGTTCGCTGACATCTCGCCGCTGGTCGCGGTCGCGCTGGCCTCGTGGGGCCACAGCCAGACCGCCGGTCGCGAGCCTTCGATCACTGACATTTGGAGCCTGGATGACGAAGTCGACGCATGACGCGCTGGTGCGCGCGTGGCGTGGGGCGTTCTCGCGCGAGCGGGTGACGTCTGCGCTGGAGCTGCTCGGCGCGGCCTCCATCGTCGCCGGGTGCTTCGTCCTGCTCGGCCTGGGCGCTGCGCTGCTGGCCGCTGGCGCCGCCCTGCTGCTGATCGGGTTCCTGGCATCGGGCGGTGAGCGATGAGCCTGATCCGTCGCGGCATTGAGACGCGCAGCGACTACCCCGCGTTCAACGCGATGGTCAACCCGCTGAACCTGTACTACGGCCAGGTGTCGATGTCCTCCCTCGCGGGGGAGCGGGTCGACGAGGTCACCGCCCTTGGGGTCGCGTCGGTGCTGTCCTGCGTGGGCCTGCTGGCCGACTCCGTCGCGATGATGGACCTGATCGCCTACGACGAGGCGACCGGCGAGCGGGTGGACCTGCCGCAGGCGCTCACCGACCCCGACCCGCAGGAGTCGACCTCTTACGAGTTCAAGCACTCCACCATTGCGACGACCGCGATGCACGGCAACTCGTACACGTTCCTCTCGCGTGACCGTCGCGGCGAGGTGATCGGCCTGACGCCGCTGCACCCGTACCAGATGACCGTGCAGGCCAGCAAGAACTACACCGGCCGCGCGTACCTGCACCTCGGCAGGGAGATTCCGCGCGAGGACCTGCTCGTGATGCGCTGGTACACCCCGCCGCAGGCGCTCATCGGCATCTCGCCGCTGTCCATGCAGCGCACGATGATCGGGCTGGCGATGGCGATGGACCGCTACCTGGCGCAGTGGTACGCGAACGGCGCGACGCCGTCGAGCGTGCTGGAGACCGACCAGGGGCTGACCAAGGAGGCGATGATCTCGCTGCGCGAGCAGTGGGAGGCCTCCCAGCGCAAGGCCCGTCGGCCTGCCGTCCTGTCGAACGGCATCCGCTGGCGCCAGGTGCAGACCTCGGCGGTGGACATGGAGTTCAACGCGACCCGCGAGGCAGTCCTCGCCGAGGTCGCGCGCATCTTCCGCATCCCGATGTGGCTCATCGGCATGAAGGGCGACCCGTCGACCTACCAGAACGTCGAGCAGGCCTCGCTGGCGTTCCTGATCCACACGCTGCAGCCGTGGCTGACCCGCTTCGAGATCGCCCTGTCGTCGATCTTCCCCGGACTGACGATCAAGTTCGACCCGTCGACGCTGCTGCGGCTGGACTCGATGACGAAGGCGCGCGTGCAGACGATGCAGATATCAGCGGGCGTGCGCTCGCGAAACGAGGCCCGCGCCGACGACGGGTTCGCCCCGTACCCAGGCGGGGACGACTTCGTGACGGTATTGCCGGGCTCCCCGGTCGGTCCCGATCAGGTCGTCGGCGTCGACCCGCTGCCGAACGATCCTCCGGTCGACAATGGCTAGGACGTACCGGCCGCCGAAGGGCGTGCAGGACGAGGCGCAGCGCGCGGTGCAGTGGATTGCCGACGGCAAGGCCGGCTCGGGCTTCACCGACGTCGGCCGCAAGCGCGCCGCCGACCTCGCCGCGGGCCGGGCGATCAGCGAGGAGACCGTCCTGCGCATGTACTCGTACCTGTCGCGGCACGAGGTCGACAAGCAGGGCCAGGGCTTCAGCCCCGGCGAGGAGGGCTACCCGTCGCCCGGCCGCGTCGCGTGGGCGGCGTGGGGCGGCGACCCAGGGCTTCGCTGGGCGACCGGCATCAGGGACCAGCTGAACGCAGCGGACGACCGCAGCGTCATGGAGGACAACATGATCGAGACCCGAGCACTGCCGCCTTCGTACCGGCCTGCGGCATCCGAGGACGTGCCGCTGTTCCGGCCGTCCTGCGCATCCTGCTGCTTCTTCACCCTCATGGTGGACGCGGCAGGCAACGCCGCCGGCACCTGCGCGAAGTGGGACGCGGGATGCGACCCGGAGGGCTACTGCGACGCCTGGAAGATCGAGGACGACGCGCTGCCGTCGTGGATGCAGGAGGACGACGAGGACGAGGTGATGGCCTACGGCGCGACGCCGGACGCGGAGACCCGCGCCGCCGCCGCCGACCAGCCGACCGCCGACGCGCTCGCCGCGATCCTCGAGGCCTCGTTCGCCCTGTACGCCCGCGCCCACGAGGCGCACTGGAACGTCAGCGGCTCCGACTTCGCCGAATACCACGCCCTGTTCGGCGAGATCTACGAGGACGTGCTCGGCAGCGTCGACCCGCTCGCGGAGAGCATCCGCAAGCTCGGCTCCCTCGCCCCGGCCCTCGTCGTCGAAGCCCGCGACGCGACATCGGTGGAGCCCGCCGTCCTCGCCCAGGCGCTGCTCGACGACAACGAGGCCCTGATCGGCGCGATCCGCGCGGCGTTCGACATCGCAACGGCCGCCGGGCAGCAGGGCATTGCGAACTTCCTCGCCGAGCGGCAGGACATGCACCAGAAGTGGTCCTGGCAGCTGCGTGCCAGCCTCGGGGTCGCCGTGGTGACGGAGGCCCGCCGCTCGCTGATTCAGACGGCCGACAAGCGCACGTTCACCTCTGAGGTCCGCGCCGCGACGCACGAGGACGGCACCGTCCAGATGGTCGGATACGCCGCGATGTGGGACCGGGAGGCCGACGGGCTGCCGTTCCGCGAGGTGATCAAGCGCGGCGCGTTCGCCCAGTCCCTCTCGCGCGGCGATGACGTGTTCCTCCTGGTCAACCACGACACCGACGCCCTGCCGCTGGCCCGCCGGTCGGCCGGGACGCTGGACCTCGTCGAGGACGAGGTGGGCCTGCGCGTCGAGGCGACGCTGGACCCGTCGAACCCGCGCGCGGCCGAGCTGGCGTCCGCCCTGAGCCGTGGCGACGTCGACAAGATGTCGTTCGCCTTCTCGATCGCCGAGGACGGGACGACGAAGACGAAGGACGGCATTCGCGAACTGCGGAACCTGAACCTGTTCGAGGTGTCGGTCGTGACCTGGCCGGCCTACTCGGCGACGTCGGTCGGGATGCGCTCAGCGTCCGACGACCTCGCCGCCCGTTGGGCGTTCGCGCGTCTTCGCGCCGCTCGCCGCTAGCACTCCCTGAACCAACCCACCTGCCGCGCCATCACGGCCCCGCAGGCGGGTCGCACGTCCGCGCCTTCATGGCCCCGACGGCATCCACCCCAACAACGAAAGGAGCCCAGCATGAGCATGCTGGACGCACTCCGGGAGCAGCGCTCGGCGCTCGCCTCGGAGATCGATGCGCTCCTCGAAGGCGATGCCACTGCCGAGGCCGTGGAGTCCGTCGAGGATCGCGAGGCACAGATCAAGGCGCTCGACGAGCGCATCAGCAAGGTCGAGGCCGCCGAGGCCCGGTCGGCGCAGATCGCCGAGTCCCGGGCTGCCGCCGGCATCGGCCACGCGAAGGTCGTCAGTGAGCCGATGACCTACGCAGAGAACGGCGAGCGGTCATTCGTGCGCGACCTGATCAATGCGCAGACGCGCAACGATCCCGGCGCGTGGTCGTCGCTCAATCGTCACATGCAGGAGGTCGCGGTCGAGCGCCGCGATGTCTCGCGCACCGATGGCGGCATCGGCGAGTTCGTCCCGCCGCTGTGGCTGGTCGACCTGTACGCGCAGACTCTGCGCGCTGGTCGGACGACTGCGGATCGCCTGACGAAGATGGCGCTGCCGGCTGGCACCGACTCGATCAATATCCCGCGCATCACCACGGGTACCGATGTCGGAATCCAGTCTGCGGACAACGCGGCGACGACCACGACGGACATGGTGACCACCTCGGTCGCCGCGCCCGTGCGGACTATCAGCGGGTACGAGAACGTCAGCATCCAGCTGGTCGAGCAGTCCCCGCTGGCTGGCGGTCTGGATCGGATGATCTTCGCGGACCTGATGCAGGCGTATGACGCCAAGCTGAACGTCCAGGTGATCAACGGCGCCGGGACCGCTGGCGAGATGTACGGCCTGCTGAACACGACCGGGATCGGGACCGTGACCTACACGGCCGGCACTCCGACCGCCGCCGGGTTCGGCACCGCGTTCGCGCAGGGCCTGTCGCAGGTCGCGAAGAACCGGTTCAAGGGCGCGGAGGCGATCGTCCTGCACCCGTCGATCTGGTACGGCCTCGTCGGTCTGAGCGACTCGAACGGTCGCCCGATCGTGGTCCCGAACCAGAACGGTCCCTTCAATGCGTTCGCGGGCAACGACGCCCCCGGCGCTGCGCTGGGTCCGGTCGGGAACATCCTCGGCGTGCCCGCGTACCTCGACCCCGGCATTCCCACGGTGTCGAGCGCGCTGCCGGTCCTGGTCGCTTCCTTCTCCGACACGCTCCTGATGGAGTCGGGGATGCGGACGCGCGTCCTGCCGGACGTGCTGAGCGCGAACCTCACCGTGAGGTTCCAGCTGTACGCCTACTGCGCGATCGCCGCGCGGTACCCGTCGGGCATCGTCAAGCTCGTCGGCACCGGGTTCAACCCGGTCAGCGGCTACTGAGCCGAGCGAGGGCGGGGACTTCGGTCCCCGCCCTCACCCATGCCATGAGTACCTACCAGACCCCGGACGACGACCTGGCCGATGCCGAAGGCCAGCGACCCCGACCGGAGAACCGCCGCTCGGTCCCAGCGGCGCATACCCGAGACCGCCGGAAGGGGACCTCCACCGGCGAACCCGCCCGCCCCGGCGCCTAGGCAGCGCGACCCCTCGCGGGGCGGGCGGCCTCGGAGGTCCGCATGAAGATCGCAGCAACCTTTCACTCGAACAGCCCGCACGCCGCGACGGGGTACGGGCAGCAGACCCAGCAGCTCGTCTCCCGGATGCTCGCCGACGACCACAGGATCGCCCTGGTCAGCAACTACGGCCACGAGGGCGGCGTCTCGGAGTTCAACGGCACGACCGTGTTCCCTCGCGGATGGGACGCGTGGAACAACGACATGGTCGAGCCGACGTTCCTGGAGTGGCAGCGCCTGCACCCCGACCACGCGCACATGATCTTCACCCTGTTCGACGTGTGGGTCTACTCGGCTCCCGCGTTCGACAAGTTCCCGGTGGCGTCGTGGGTGCCGATCGACCACGCGCCAGCGCCGCCAGCGGTGAAGGCGTTCCTGTCCAAGCCCAACGTCACGCCGATCGCCATGTCGCAGTTCGGCGTGAAGATGCTCAGCGACGCCGGCATCGAGAGCGAGTACGTCCCGCACGCCATCGACACGTCGGTGTTCAAGCCGACCAAGCGGGTCCAGATCGGCGAGCAGGAGATGACGGGCCGGGAGGTCATGCGCGTCCCGGACGATGCGTTCGTCGTCGGGATGTTCGCGGCCAACAAGGGCATCCCGAGCCGCAAGGCATTCGGAGAGAACATCTTCGCCTTCTCGCTGTTCGCGCGCGACAAGCCGGACGCGGTGCTGTACCTGCACACGAATCGCGAGGGCCTCGGCGGCCTGGACCTCGATGCCGTGGTGAAGGCGTGCGCGCTGAAGCCGCATCAGGTGCGGTTCGTGCATCAGTGGGGCTACCGGCTCGGACTGGAGCCGAAGATCGTCGCGACGCTGATGAGCGCGTGCGATGTCGGCCTGCTGGCGTCGTGCGGGGAGGGCTTCGGCATCCCGGCGATCGAGCTGCAGGCCTGCGGGACCCGCGTCATCGTCAACGGGTTCTCCGCGCAGCCCGAGCTCGTCGGGGACGGCTGGATTACCGAGTGCCAGCCCCTGTGGGACGGTCCGCAGGGCGCCTGGTCGTCGATGCCGTCGATCGCCTCGATCGCCGCCCGGCTGGAGCAGGCCTACGCGCGCGGCCAGGGGCGGTCGTCGAAGGCCGTCAAGTTCGTCGAGAAGAACTACGACGCCGACAAGGTCTACCGGGAGCAGTGGCGCCCGGTCCTGGAGCGCCTCGCCGCGAAGGCGAGCCGCACCGGCGCAGTCGACCCGGCCCCGTCCGGCTTCGACAACGGCAAGCGCACCGACCCGGCGCTCACCATCTACATACCGACCAAGGGCCGACCGGAACTGGCGGCCCTGCTGGATTCTCTGGCCCCGCAGTTGACCCCCGACGTCGAGGTCATCGTCTCGGACAACACGGGCGACGCCGCCAGGCCGGTGCGCGAGCGGCTGGCGAATGCGCCGTGCCGCGTCGACTACTCGCGGCGGTCGTCCAACATCGGCGGCGACGCGAACATCGTCCGAGGCTTCGGGCAGGGCATCGCGCCGTGGGTCTGGATGATCGGCGACGACGACGTGATCGCCGAGGACGGCATTGCACGCGTCCTAGACGCCTTGCGGGATCTGGTGTCATCCAATGCCGACCGGCTGATCCTGTTGAGCAAATCGGTACCCAAATCGGCGGCGGGGGCCGCCGGGACCCTGGCGGACCTGGCACGGATCGACCCCGCGCTGCCGATCGCGGCGACCCTGATCACCGCGAACGTGGTGCGCCGCGCGGCCTGCGACCCGGCCCTTGGCCTTGCCCGGCTGGACTCCAAGTACGGCCACGCCTTCGCCTGGCCGACCGGCTCCGTCCGCGTCCTGTCCGACCCCGTCATTGAGCGAGTCGGCTACGCGCACGCCGGTGAGGGCATCCCCGACGGCTGGGACGGCCAGTCCGTCAAGGCCGAGTACCTGCAGCACGCCGGCGTCGATCCCGGACCCGATTCATTCCGTTGGAACTTCATGAGCGTGGAGGCGACATGAGCTACGCGACCCTGTCGCAGCTGAAGGCTGCCCTGCGCGTCCCGTCGTCGGACACGGTCGACGACTCCACCCTCCAGCTGGCCCTCGACGCGGCGAGCGAGGCGATCATCGTCCACTGCGGCCGGACGTTCGGCACGGCTGCGACTGACACGTCACGGGTGTTCGCCGCAGGCAAGTCCGACGTCGTCGAGGTCGATGATCTGTCGAGCATCACCGCCGTCTACTTCTCCGACGACGGTTCGACGTGGAACATCACCACCGACTACCAGGCCGAGCCGCTCAACGGGATCAGCGACGGGATCGCGTTCCCGACCACGCGCCTGCGGACCACGAACGCCTTCACCTGGCCGGTGCGCGGCGGGCTGCAGACCGTCAAGGTGACGGGCAAGTTCGCGTTCGGCTCGATCCCGACGTCGGTCAAGCAGGCCGAGATCATGCAGGCGATCCGCTGGTTCAAGCGGCCTGACGCTCCGTTCGGCGTCACGTTCGGCGAGATGGGCGGCCTGCGCGTGTCCCGCGTCGACCCCGACATCGCCTCGATGCTCGAGCCCTACACGCGGCCGAGGATGGCGCTGTGACCCTGGCGGCGATCCGCCAGGGGATCGCGGCGAACCTGTCGACGATCAGCGGCCTGCGCACGTCCTGGTTCGTGCCCGACAACCCGAGCCCGCCGATCGCGATCGTCGTGCCGGAGCGCGTCGACTACGACGTCTCGTTCGCACGCGGGTCAGACACCTACGCCCTGAACGTCCTCATCATCGGCGGCCGTATCAACGAGCGCACCGCCCAGTCCAGCCTGGACGCCTTCCTTGACTCGACCGGCACCTCCTCGGTGAAGACCGCGATCGAGTCAGACAAGACCCTCGGAGGAGCCGCGCACTCCTGCCGAGTAACCGACTGGTCGGGCTACGGCCCGCTGGCCATCGGAGACGCGCAGTACCTCACCGTGACCTTCCGGGTCACGGTCAACGCCATCTAGAAGGAGAAGCATCATGGCCGTCCTCTACGCGCAGGACTACAAGATCACGATCGGCGGCGTGAACTTGTCCGACCACATCACCGCCGTGACCCTGGAGGTGTCGACGGACGACATCGAGACCACGGCCTTCGGGTCGGCTGCCCGCACCCGCATCGGCGGGCTGAAGGACGGCCAGGTGTCGATCGACTTCAACCACGACTATGCGGCCGCATCCGTCGAGGCGACCCTCTACCCGCTGCTCGGCACGATCGCGACCGTCGTGATGACGCCGACCTCCGGCACCGTCACCGCGACGAACCCGTCCTACACGGTCGCGTGCCTGGTCAACCAGCACAGCCCGATCGCGGCGCAGATCGGCGACCTGTCGACGTTCTCGGTTACCTGGCCGACGAGCGGCACCGTCACCAAGGGCACCGTCTAGCCCTTGCTGCCTACCAAGGAGGTCCCAGCATGATGCGCGTCCCGATCACCGTGGAGTACCACGACGGCCGGCGGGAGGGGTTCTTCACCTCTCCCGCCGATGCCGTCGCGTTCGAGCGGCACTACGACAAGCCCGTCACCGCGATCGGCAGCGGCAGGGTCGAGTACTTCTGGTGGATCGCGTGGCACTCGCTCACGCGGCTGAAGCGCACAGACCTGCCGTTCGAGGACTGGCTCGACGCCGTTGATCGGGTCAGCGAGGACACCGACGAGGAGGCCGACGTCCTCCCTTTGGACCTCGAAGCGCCCACTGGGTCATCGTCCACCTCGCCTACGAGTTCCACCTAGCGCCCGACGTCGTCGAGGCCCAGTCGCCTCGGATGCTCGCGACCATGCAGCGGTACCTCACCTGGCGTGCCGGGGAGATGGCGAAGAAGCGGAGGAAGTGATGCCGGTACAGATGAACGTGCGGCTCACCGGCTTTGGCCGCGCTTTGCGTGCCATCGAGCTCTCCGACGAGATCGCCTACAAGGAGATCGTCAAGGCAATGCGCTCGGCGGCGCAGGACGTGGCGCGTGAAGCGCAGTCGCTGCTGCCAGACCAGCCCGTCAGCGGCTGGGGGTCGCCGTCGATCTGGGACGGCAGGAACCTTGGGTACAACCTCTCAACCGCCAAGTCGAGACTGAGGACGCGCCAGGCGAAGTTCAACAAGAAGGGCATCGGCTCACTCGGCTATGCGATGCAGGTGGTCGAAGGCGATCCGGGCGCTGCCGCCTGGATGGTCATCGGCAGCGGTCAGCGCGTGAAAACTCCGCAGGGAGCGACTCTCGTCCAGGCGATCAACGACAGGTACGGCACTTCTCGCTGGAAGTACGGCGGCCAAGGCCCGCGCGCCATCGTTGAGGCGTACTACTCCGCACGTCCCGCTGGGTTCGAGGAAGAGATCGCCAGGATGATCGAGCACGCGCTGATGAAGGCAGGGCTTGACTGATGGCTGCCAAGGCAACAGTCGTTGGCGACTACAAGAGCGGCAACCTCAGGCAGGCCGGCAAGGACCTGAACTACATCGAGGCGC